TATATTCCTTTTAGTTCTATTAGCGATGCAATCTTCAATTGTTTTCAAGGTGATGAATATATTGGCATGGTCTATGCTTTTAGGCCACGCTATGTAATTGCTTTGAAACACTATGGAGATATAGATAACTTACATTTACATACTAATAGTAAGCGTAAAGTTACATTGAAGTTTAAGAAATTTGTTGGTACAAGCAGTTTAGAAAAGTTAGCTGTATATGAGACCAGTGAAGTAGTCCCAACTTGTGGTGTAAAACTTGATGAGGCTACTTCATACTTCTCAGGCTTAATAATGGGCCATAGTGAAGGACAAGTTTCTAGTGTTGAATTGGTTAAGGGAGATGTACTCCAATACAACATTAAATCAGTAAATGGCTCATGTGGCCAGGTCGTAATCGATGCTGAAACTTCAAAAATAGTCGGATTTCACACGGCTAAAAAGAAAGGTCAAAGTTTAGTTTGCTTCGGAGTGGCTATAACAGCTGAAATGTTGCGCGAACTATTGGCTTTTCAATAGATCATCCGATCTTTCCTCGTATGAAGGTGCTCAATCACACACCCAAATATAATTATGATAATATTGAGTATTATGGTACGTTAGTACCTAATAAAAAATTATCTAAGACCTCGCAATACTGTGAAGACATTATGTACAATATTCATATAACTGAATTTGAATTTTTGTCTCAGACAGGGGGTATATATGGGTTGGCTGTGTTGGGTAGTTCGGATGATCTACATAGACAACTCAAGAAATATGACAAGGTCGATTTACCGCTTGATTTAGCAATAGCTAATCAGGCACTTGATCATTTCCTTGATAAGATCGAAAAGTGCGGGGTAATAACACCCGAGGATGCTTTCGATGGAATGCAAAAGGATGCATCAATTGGTTTTGGTGCTAAGAATGCAGGTATTTTTTCCCGTCGGGATCCTAAAATGTTTGACTTTCTTATGGACTATTACAATAAATGTAAAGTCCTACCTTATCATGTGATCGTATCCGCTTCTCAAAAAGATGAGGTACGACCAGAGGATAGTAATAATCCTGGGTTTATAAAAACTGCAAGGCTGTTTACTGCATTCCCTCCTGAACATACATTTGTAGCAACTTGTATGCTTGGTGACTTCTTTCGCCAATTCTATTTAAATAGATTCACTAATAACCAGACGTGTTCTGCTATTGGTGATGCATTACAAGATGGTGCAATGTCATACTATTATGAAAAGCTTGATGAGCTTCCATATAGATATGCAACTGATACAAGCGCTGCAGACTCAAGTATATCACCTGAGTTTATTAACTTAGTTTATGATCGAATCAAACTGAAATATGAATTTAGTGAATGTGAAAATTCACTTTATGAAGCAGTTAGGTTCAATTCAATAAATAAACTGTTAAATGTTAATGGAGAGTTATATCTTTGCAAGCGTGGATTAGGTTCTGGGGATTATTTAACAACTGTAATCAATATTATGTGGCAAGTGTATATGATTATGCATAATTATAAGCATGATATGAACAGTTTTTGGAAGGATAACAGAATAGTTGTACTTGGTGATGACAGAATCATGTCTTCAATATATGGAGACCTTGATATGTCATCGCCCTATGCCAAAATAGAATGGGCTGGTAGGCCTATTTCTTGGGAAGAAATGGAATTTTGTTCGATGAAGTTTCGACCCTATATACACCATGACCCTGGAAAAGTCTTGGCTGTATTAAGATTACGTAAGAGGACCACTTATACGTTGTGTCCTGCGGGAGAAATGCAACGCCTAGGAGGCCTACTTCGTGTCTTAACAAATAGAGATGTATATGACAAAATCTTGAAAATGATGTACGATCTTGTTGATCGTTACAATTTATACGAAGAGTTTAGTAACATGTACATTTCTT